ACCATGACTTCCGTGCTGTTTGAAGAGCAGCACCTGGTGCTGTTCAACTGGTTAAGCAAGGTGCCTTCCGCTCAGCCGTACTACGAATGGAACCGGCGCCGTTCTTACGGTGGCGGTCGTAGCGCTCCTGGTTTCCGGGAAGGCGGCACGCCCAATGGCGGTGTAGGTAAGTACCAGCGTTTCGGTGTTTATAACAAATACCTTGGCACCCGGCGCGGGGTTACCCACCAGATGACCCTTACCGGTCAGCTGGGCGGGACCCAGGTGGATCCGGTCGCCGAGGAAAACCGCAACGGCACCCTGGAACTGCTTGAGAAGATCGAGCGGTGGCTGATGTTCGGCGACAGCCGCATTGCAGACGAAAGCGGCAATGAGGTTAACTATGACGGGATTCTCCGTCAGATGGAGACCCAGAAGCCGGATAACATCATTGACCTGCAGGGGCAGCCTTTTAGCTTCGAGCATGTCGAAGAGGCGGCCTATAAAATCTATCAGGAAGGTAAACTGCGCAACTTTGCTGGCAATGTTCAAGCCTTCATGTCCCCCTTCGTGCTGAGCGATCTCTCCAAGTTGAAGCTCCAGGCCGAGCGCGTTATGCTGGGCATTGAGGCCAACCGCGGACCCTATGTCGCCGGCGAACCCCTGCGCGGACATGCCACCAACTTCGGTTACGTTCCTTACGAGCCCTCTGTCTTCTTTGAAGAAGTGGACGGCTCCAAACCCCTAAAGACTGCCGTTGACGATCCGGAAAACGGCGGGCCGGACTCCGGCGCTCCCGATGCGCCCGCAACGGTAACGGGTGCGGCGGGTACCGCAGATCCTGCCGGCAGTTCCAAGATGGCAGCCGGCACCTACTACTACTTCGCGTCGGCCATCAACGACTCCGGCGAAGGTTTGACCACAGCTTCCGCTGGCGTTACGGTCGCCGCAGGACAGCAGGTCACTGTGACAATCGCCCGGGTTACCGGAGCAACTGGATACCGCGTTTACCGCGGCACGACCTCCGATTATAAAGAGGCCGGATTTATCGGCATTGTTCCGCAGCCTGGCAGCGGCAATGCTACCCACGTGGACAAGAACCAGCGGATCCCCTTCACGGGTTATGTGGCCCTGCTGGATCGCAATCCGGCGGATTTGGCGATTGCTCAAATGACGCCGTTAATTAAATTCCCACTGGCCATCGTGAGCACCACCATCGAGTTCCTGCTCTTGCTGTACCACGTGCTTGTGGTAAAAGCGGCGGAACGTCAGGTGATCTTCAAGAACGTCGGCCGGTTGCAGTAAAGGAGGGTGATCGGAATGCGTACGATCCGGTCACGGGTGCACCGATCCACTAGCGGTTGCATTCCAGGAAGCAACCGCCAGTTTCAGGTAGAATTTGACCCGGCGGGACTGGCTGAAGTTGAAGAAGAAATCTACAACTTCCTCATGTCCTGCCGGCGGAAACTACCAGACGGCGGCTATGATTTTGAACATCCCGACGGAGAAGGAACTATTGTTCTCTCAAGCGCTCCCAAGTCCGAATCACCATCCCCGCCGGCGGATAAGGGCAAGGATGCGGATGATGGAGACGGCAGCGGAGATGCTAATGTCGATAAAGCCCCGGAGGATAAATCTCCGGAGAAGGATGTTCAACCGGAGAAAAAAGAACCTCAAAACATAGCCACCGATAGTCCTGACGGCCGGTGTCAGGCGACAAATAAAAGCGGTGAGCGGTGTAAGAAGGCGGCTCTGCCCGGATCGCCTTTCTGCGCAATGCACCAGCTGTAGGTGGTGCTAAGTAATGCCGAATAATTACGAACCCAACCTGCAAAATCCGGCCAAGCATGTAGATTACTTGGCGCGGGAAGCGTTCAGAAAATATACGGAACCCCTGGAGAATGAATTGCTGAGTAATGTGGCCAGCGCCGCAGGACCCAGCAAAGCGGTAGATCTCCAGGGGCGTACCCGTTTTTCGGTGCAGGCCACCGGCACTTTTTCTGCTCAGATAAAGATCGAAGTCAGCCTTGACGGCGAGAACTGGGTTGAACAGGGCGCGGCGCTGGCTGCGGCAGGACTCCAGAGTTTTGCCTTGGCGGCAAAGTTCGTACGGGTAAATGTGTCCGCCTACACCAGCGGCACCATTGAAAAGGTACTGCTTTATGCAGTGCCATAGGGGGTGTAGACCATGATGCCCATACCGGAACTCGCCATTAAAGGAATAATAGTGCAAAAGCTGAGCGAAATTAGGGCCAATACCGCGCTGCTGGATGAAATATTTCCCGGCTTGCCGGCGGAAAACCTTAATGACGCGAAGCGATTTTTTGCCACGGCAAAACCCGTCCCGGTGCTTCTGGGGTGGCCGCGCGAACCGGGTCAAATGCCCTGCCTGACCATTGCACAGGCGGGAGAGCAGGAAATAGACGATCCCGTCGGCAGCGAACTCGACGAAGAATTGCTGCTTGATGACGGCGGAGACCCAGTCGTCGAGAGCTTGGAGGGTACCTGGTTTACCGGTAGTTACCGGGTTACAGCATGGGCCGGCAATGCCGATCTGACGATTTACCTGCAGGCCATAGCAAAGCAAGCACTGCTTGAAAATAGAGGCTACCTGACGGACCAGGGATTATATGAACAGGTGCTGGCCGGCGGGGACTTTGAGCCTGCCCCCCAGTATATTCCGGATTTTGTTTTCCTGCGGGCGGTTACATTGAACTGCCGTTACCTGGCTACATATGTTGTCCGGAATACTGAAGTGGCGCATGATGCCGTAGCCAGCATGAACGGCGCCTAAGAGCGGAGGTGATTATTGATGGCAAAGGCACAGACCGAAGAAAAACTGGCGGCGGAGACAGTGACAGAGGTGGCAGAGAAAGAACCCATTATCAGCCTGTCCGAGTTTGCCAATACCTATAAAGCCCCCGTCGAGTTGATGGGCGGTTTCGTCTATGTGATGCAGAAGGAAGGGCGAGTCCGGGACACTACTGCCAATTACGCCAAAGCATTTGAGGAATTCCGGAACAAACCCATGGATTAATTATGACCCGGTGTTACCTTTAGTAATAATGTTACGCAATAGGAAAGGAGGAAACACTTATGCCGGTTTTTTTCGGTGGACGTTTTTTGGTAGCCCCCACTGTGGCCAGCCGGGTAGATGACTCGGCGCTGGTTAATCCAAACCCCTCGGGCGGCTTCGGGTTGGCGTTAATCGGGCAAGCCGAGGGCGGAGAACCCGGCGTGGCGTTAAAATTCAGTGACCCGGCCCGGGCGCGGCAGGTTTTGCGTTCCGGCAAACTACTGGATGCCTTGGAGCGGGCAATGCATCCCTCGAATGATTCTGACTTCCCTGGTGCCGGCACAGTGACGGCGATCCGGGTCAACCCGGCCACCAAAGCCACTCTCACCCTTAAGGATGCAACGAGTGCCGACGTGATTGTCCTTAATTCTTCGGACTGGGGACGTTGGAATAACCAGATTAAGGTCAAGATCGAAAACGGCACCCAGGCGAACACGAAGAAAGCCACTGTGGCCTATGCGGATCAGGTGGTTAGCAAGGATAACATCGGCCGCAACATCTTAAGCATTCAATACACCGGGGCTAACGCCACAGCCACGATAACAATCAACGACACCAGTTTAAGCCTGGCTGCCGGCGCCGGTGAAAGCTTCACGGCCAATTTCTCGGATTACCCCACGGTGCAGGCGCTCTATGATTTCCTGGTCACCAAGTCTTTCCTGACGGTTACCTTGCTGGCCGATAATGCGGAGCATTCCACGGCATCGTCATTGGATTTCGTGACGGCGCAGGACGTGAAGGCAGCGGCCTTTACCGTGACCGCCAACCTGCAGGCATTAATCGACTGGTTCAACAGCACCGAGGAACCATATGTGGATGCGACCCGTGCTACCAATGCCGGCAAGGTTCCCGCCAATACAAGTGGCTATGTTTATTTGGCTGGCGGCAGCGAGGGCACGATCATAAACCAGAACTGGCAGGATGCCTTTGATATCCTGAAGCAGCAAGATGTGTACGTGATCAGTCCGGTGACCGAGGATGCGTCTATACACGCCATGGGCGATACGCATTGCCAGTTTATGAGCGGGCCTTCCGGCAAAAAGGAACGAGTGCAGTTCGTAGGCGCTCTCCAGGGTGAGCAGGTAAGCAACTGGATCAGCCGGGCACTGGCGCTGAATTCAGACCGCACTGCCATTGTGGGGCAAGGAGTAAAGGATTTCGACCGCAACGGCTCTCTGGTCACCTTCTCCCCTCCCCTTCTGGCTGCCCAACTGGCGGGCATGTTCGCCAGTGGTGGTCCTGGCCGGGCGCTTACCAACCGCTATATCGTAGCCAGGGGATTGGATCCGCTGGTTAAAACTGAGGATCGCGATACCCTGCTGCAGGCGGGTATCATCCCGGTTGAGTTCGTGGACGGCCGCGGGTTCAAGGTGGTTCAGAGCATCACCACCTGGATAGCCGACACTCGCTACACCAGGCGCGAACTCTCCACGCGGTGGGCTGCTGACTATACGGTGCGTACCGTGCGTGAAAGCCTGGAGCCTCTGGTGGGCCTTACTGCAGGTCCGCAACTGATTGCCCTGGCTATCTCCCGGGCAGAAAGTACCCTGAAGCGGCGTGCAGCCGATGGCGTTATCGTAGGAGACGCGGAGAATCCGGCCTATAAAAATATCCAGGCATTCATTGACGGGGATGTGCTGAGCGTGAGTTTCGAGGCAAGCCCGGCCATTCCGGCCAACTATATCCTGCTGACCGCCCACCTGGTGCCGTACACCAGCAACACGGCAGCGTAAAGGAGGGATTAAGTCATGGGACGGAACAACGTCAAGACTCATACCGGTAACCGGGTAGTGGTGAGATTTGACGGCAAGATCATCGGTTTGGCTCAAAACGTCCGGGGCAGCGACGACTATGCCCTGGACCCGGCCTCGGGCATCGGCGATGCCCATGTGCAGGAGTACGTGCCTACGATAGCCAGGCATACCGTTACGGTCGGCTTTATGGCTCTCAAGCAAAAAGGCTTGGCCGAGCAGGGGATCGCTCCCGAAAACGCCGATGAGGCTCTTAAGGGTTATGTCTTTGATATTGAGCTTTATGACAAGGACACCAACACCATGCTCAAAAAATACATTGACTGCAGCTATAACAACGGCGATCTGGACGTGACAAAGCACGCCATCATCATGCGAAATGCCACATTTATGGCGCTTGATGTCTCCGGTAAAGGCCTGTAAGCGCCGGCGTTGGGATAAGGAGGATGAGAATAATGGCCGACAGGCAGGTAGGCATATCCGTCAAAACTACAGTCAACGACAGCCAGTTGAGGAGCCTTAAAGATAACTTCCGGGGCGTTACCCAGGGCATGGGAAACGACTTGGATGAACTATCAATCAGTACCCAAAAGTATATGGAGAACATACGCCGTGCCCAAGAAATAGGGGCTACCCCTGCTTACCGTCAGCAACTGCGTCAGCAACAACTGGAGCTTAAACAATCCATTGATGTCAGGTTGCGGGAAATCAGGCGTGAGGGCGATGAGGCGGTGGCACAGATTAACCGCCAGATCTTGGCCACCAAGAGGTTCGTCTATGAACGGCAACAAACTCTCAAACAATCCGGCATTGCGGACGATGAACGAAGTCGCTTAAGTCAAGAAATCTCCCAGCAGCAGGCCGAACTGCGGCGGCTCCAATTAGAAAGGCAGCAGGCACTGCAGGTACAACGGGAACGCATGGTACCCGCCAGCCAGCTGCGGGAAAGAGTAGAGGCTACTGGAGGCACAGTGCGCGAACTCCCCTCGACAATGTTAGGAGGAGCGGGGGCGAAGTTGGGCAGTCTCCTAAAAACCGGTGTGGCATTGGCTGGGATAGGAAGCATAGCACAGCTGATGGCGCAAGGTATAAAAGACGCTTATACTACCGAAATCGAACTTGGAGACCTATCCAAGCGTGTCAAAGAAGTCAAGGAAACATATGACGATTTTCGGTTACGGATCCTGCAAGTAGGCGACGCGCTTGGCTATACCAATGAGGAAATGCGCGAACTTGCCCGACAGGCGGCTGCCCTGGTGGGGGCGAAGGATTTGCAAACCACCATGCAGACAACAGCCAGCTTTGCCCGGACATACGGCCTACAAGCGCCTTTTGTTAACGATATGCTTGGCCAGATGTTTCAAGCTGGCGTAACGGGCGGAGTGACGGCCCAGATGCGACCGCAGGAATTTGTTGCAATGCTGTCGGAAGCCATTGGAAGTGGGCGTATGGCCGGCCGCGAGGAAGAACTTATCCGGAGCATTGAGAACCTGGTAGCGGCCACGCAGCGCACGCTGGTTACTCCTCCCAACGTACAAGCGATGTTCGAGGTTATGACCACGTTAAACCAAAGCGGCATTCAAGGTTTAACGGGAGAACGCGGGGCACAACTCCTTAATCAACTTTCTCAAGGGGATCATGCAGCCGGGCGGAGGCGAGGCCGGGGATCTGTTTATGTTCCAGGCGCTGAATGCTGGCGGTGCAGGACTGGAATATTTCAAGTACCGGCTGCTGCAGGAGCAAGGGGCATTCGGGACGATGGAGGATGTCAACAAGATGATCCCGGGGGCTTTCTCGCCCGAACAGATAGAGAAGTATGGCAAGAGGACCAATATAGAAGCTGTAATGGAGCATCTTGCCTCTCTGGGTTTGCCCTTGCCGGTAGAGGCGGAGATAGCTTCCAATCTTTTGGGATGGAGTCGGAGCCAATATATAGGTTTCCGGGGCGGTACAATGAAAGATGGTGAGTTTCAAGTTGAACACTTTGGGGCTATGCGTCAACTTTTGGGTGAAAAAGATATAAACAAATACATCGGTGCCTTTCCCTTGCTGGACCGGCTAACAAGAGCTCAAAAACCTGAAGACCTGGCGCCGATCATTGAGGAGTTGAAGCAGCAAGGAGTCAAGCTGCCGGAGAATTTCAGCGAACTGTCGTTCAAGGAGCAAAAAAGAGCACTTGTCGATGCCATGGAAGGGGTTAATATAAAAACACCTGGTGATGAATCGCGAACGACCATGGCCAATTTACAGAAGGCATTCGAGGAGACAGGAAGAGATCTTATAAAGGCGATAGATAACTTAAAAGAAGGCATTACTGGTTTGACTCGCGTTATGAGTGGCGATAGCAGCGGAATAGGTGGCCTCAAGAACTCACTGTTTGACCTGCCGGAGGTTATGACCGATCTTGCCAAATCAGGGCCAGCAGGCTTATTGGCTGATGTCGGCATTGGCTATGGACTGTATAGGCTTGGCAGGGGCGGGTGGAATACCGGCAAAAAGGCTATTGAAATGGGCAAGAAGGCAGCACCCTGGCTTCAAAAAGGAGCGCAAGCGGCCAAGGAAGGAGCGGGCAAGGCGGCCGGCGCAGCTGGCAAAGCTGCCGAAACCGCCGCCGAAGCCGCAGGCAAAGGGGCAAAAGCCGCGGCACCTTGGCTTTCTCGCATAGCCGGAGCGGCAGCCCTTACTCTTGCCGAAATATCTCCCTGGCTGGGCGTAGAAAGCGCCCGCCGCAGCGACCTGGAAATGGCCATATCCGTTCGGGAAAAACTGGCTAACGGTACTCCTCTATCAGAAGAAGAGCAAAAATGGTGGTCAGGGTTAGAGCAGAATCTGAAAAGAAACTATAACACGGATGACAACGTAGAGGCGCTTGATCAATTCATTGCCTATTTATATGGCATGGGTATAACCAACCGGGGTATCGAGATAAGCCCTGAACTTCAAAAGAAAAGCGAGGAAATAAACCGGAAACAGCAGGAAGAGAGCGCAGCATATGCCCGTAAGTGGTGGGGGGACCGCTTGGAAGGGGTCAAGCGCTTTTTTGGATCCGGAAGTTATGAACTGCAGGGCGATCTTTTCTCGGCTCGGCAGCAGGCCGGCATGTATATGCCAGCTTCGTGGAGTGCAGGAAAAGCTTCAATGCTGGGCGATTTCAGTTTGATGCCTTATAATTCGAACACGCAAGCGCCTATAACGAACGCTCCTTGGTATGGGGGCATTCCGCCGCAAATAACAACGCTACCCTATTTCTTTAACCAGATCCCAGGCAACGGGATTACCCTGGCGTCTTTTAGTGCCGGTCAATCCTTAAAGACAGGCGGTTTGTTTGGCGGCGACATTATGTCCGTAGACGGTACAATCACCAGTCATTTCGGGATGAGGGAAGATCCTTTCACCAAGGAAAAACGTTTCCATGAAGGGGTAGATATCGCGGCACCGGAGGGAGCGCCGGTGCGCTCGACCACGATGGGAACAGTCAGTAAAGTAATTGCCGATGCCAGGGCCGGAGGTTCAGCCGGCAAATATATTGAGGTTACGACTCCGGACGGCAGAACGGTTCGCTATCTCCATTTGAGCGGCACAAACGTACAGGTGGGGCAAGCCGTGCGGCCGGGGGATATAATCGGCCAGGTTGGATCGACAGGCCGTGCAACGGGTCCCCATTTGCACTATGAAGTAAGAGCGGGCGGTCGGGCAATAAATCCGTTAGGTCAAAATATGTTGGCATCTTCGGGAGGCGTTATTTTAGCCGGTGGGGTTACGAATGCTGCTCAAAATTTCGCTCCCAATCTAATGGGTCAGTTAAATCCATCTGAAGCGGCTGACCAGGCAATGTATTATTACAGAGCTAAATACGCCCAGGAGGTTCAGGATCTTATGTCACTGGGCTACCTGGGGTTTTCGGGGGCAACCGGGTCTCCCGTGTCTTATGGGTCTTATCCAAGTTCGGGCAACACTTTTACTGCGAGCGTTGAACGCTGGCGCTCCACTGTTAATCAGATAGCCGCAAAATACGGCGTCAACCCGGATGAGATAATGCAAATTATTCAGGCGGAATCCGGCGGCAATCCCCGGGCAGTGAGTTCGGCCGGCGCCAAGGGTTTGATGCAAATTATGGAGGAATACCACGCTATCAATAATCCCTTTGACCCGGTGGAAAACATTCAGGTGGGCACGCGCTTCTATGCCGGATTACTGCAAGAGTTTGGCGGCGACCGGGCCGCAGCCCTGGCTGCTTACAATGCCGGCGCCGGCCGGGTGCACCAGGCCATGGGGCGGGCTGGTACGGATAATTTCGCAGCCTACGAACGGTACCTGCCTGAGGAGACCAGAAAGTATGTGCGCGGGATTATGGCCATGGGATCGCCTGTGCAGCAGGCAGGCGTATCGGCTCAGACTGTTTCAACGATGGGTACCGGGGGTGTGATCCCGGCGCAGTTAATGCGTCAATCCCTGGCTGTAACCTTCGATCCGGTAAGGGTTCGCTTGGACCTGCCCGGGGGACAAACTCAGGAGGTTGCGGTGCAGCCGCGGCTGAAAGATCCATTTCAGGGCGTCAACTATTCCGTGTTGACCTAATTGGACAGCATTTCGGGCGAAATGTATTGGAGGTATTAGCCGTGAAGCAATATGCACCTGTGGCTAAACTTAAGATCGTTACCACGGAAGGCATTCAGGACCCCATGCCGGATGCGGTACGGATTACCACCCATAAAAGGTTGGGGGAGCCGGCCGGGGCCTGGTCTATCCAGCTTACCACCAAGAAGGACAGCCAGGGGCGGACATGGGCCGACCGGGTGAAACCCATGGATTACGTGGTAATCTGGCTTGGCCGGTTTTCCACGCAGCCCCCGGTTATTATGCGGGGATTTGTGGATAACGTCAGGGAGTCGTTAAGCATAGAGGATGGCAAGCCGCAGCGCTATGTCCTGATTAACGGCCGGGATTACGGCGGCTTGCTCCAGCGCATCAAGATCTATTACCTCTATGATAAAGACCCTACAGCGGGACTAATCGGGGCACGCTTAGAGTTCTTTTACGGCGTGCCAGCCAGAGATTTTAAGGTGGAAGACTTTATTCCTCTGCTGAACGATAAAGTCATCTCGCCCCGAATTGCCAACTTCCGTAAGTACAACAAAGGCATCGTGGATATGATCACCAAGATAAATATCCCCGATAACATGACGCTTAATGGGATCCAAATCCAGCCTTACGAGGGCCCGCTGCTGGGTTTGATCGAAATGGTTCAGGGTAAACCCCATGTGGAGTTTTTTGTAACGGAAACCGAGGAGGCCCCGGCGCTGGTACACAGGTGGGCGCCTTTGAAGAAATGGGACGGGAAATATGCCCGGACCGATAGTGACCCGACCGGGGACCCCTTGTTTACCGACCTGGAATTGGATGCTAATGACCGGATCAGTCGGGACCTGGGTTTTAGCGGTAACGAAGCGTTTTCGTATTTCTTTACGTATCCCACTCAATCACTCGTGTCTAAGCTGGCTTTAAAGTCAACAACTTACTATTTTTACGTCCCGCAGGACATGTATGATCTGGAGAAACCATCGAACCCTAAAATTATCCAGGATAACCTGGATAGGTTCGACTTTTTGCCCCTTGAAGTGGCTACGCCGTTTATGCCTGCCCAGAATCCGGATGAAACCGTCCTGGATACCGGGATGCGGCAAATGGCCCTGGAATTAAACCAGTGGCTGGTGGATGTATACGGTCATAATCATGAGCTTAAAAACGGTACGATACCGATCAAAGGCAATGAAAATGCCCGTATTGGCCGGTATGTGTACTTCAAAGACCTCGATATGGAGTTCTACATCGAGGGTATTGATCATGAGTTTGTAGTCAAGGAGAGCTTTACCACCACTTTGACTCTGACGCGGGGACGCAAGAGAAATAATGTTTTATGAGGAGGTATATACAATGATCACTCAAGGCAATTTAGGCAACCAGAAACCTATAACCGACCCCGGCTGCTTTCAGGGCTTACAGATAGGCAAGGTGATATCTGTCTATCCGGATAGCCATTGTGTAGACATAGCCCTGCTTCGGGGTGGCGTAGCGCGAAAGGTGCAGGTGTTGGCGCCGTATGCTTCCAGCGATACGGGCGTGGCCTTTCTTCCAAAACCCGGCCTTGTTTCCCCGGAGCAGAAACTGGCCGGCATCGTGGATACACCGCGGCCAGGAAGTGGGAGGAATGTCTTTGCGGTTGTCGGGTACTTGGAAGGACAGATTCATAGTCCCATCTGCCTCGGATTTCTTTTTCCCGATGACGCGGAGTTGCTTTCCCTGCAAGCCGGGGTACAGGTAGACCGCCGGGAGGGCGGAACCTACATCTATGCCGGCGACGATGGGGAATTCAACATTAATCACCCCTCGGGCATTCATATCCACATTGGACGGGCGGCCGGCGCCAAGACTCTGGACAATACCTTCAACAAGCGCTGGAAAGACGGCAAGAACGTCGTGCCCGAGTTCTATTTCAGCCTAAAGCACTTTTCTGGCGCTATAATATCCGTGGATCCGGATGGCAACATACAGATCAGCGCTGGCAGGGACAGGCAAACGGGCAACAGGTCTCACGTAACCATCACCGGAAACACTGTTTCGGTGGTAAATGCCGGGCCTTAAGCCGGTAATAATTTCTGGAATCGGATGGTGATTAACTATGGCTAATTATTCCAGTACCCTAAACCTGGTGCAGGGTTTTAAAAGGAGTATCGTCCAATGATCGGTCAGGGCTACCCCCAAACGTATACCACCGGAGAGGTAGCCCGGCTTGCCGGCTTGAACTCTACTTGGTGGTTACGGAAAAAGATCCTGGCTGGTGAAATCAGGGCGATTCAGTCCCCGCCTCGTTTTGGTGGGGGACAACCCTTCGAATGGCGCTTGCCAGAAGAAGAAGTTCGTAAAGTGCTGTTTGGGCGGTTATGCCTGGCACTCAAACGGCATGTCTTCAGGCTTAATGATATTAAGCTGCCCGGAAAGCTCCCTGGCGGAAAGAAAGAAGCATCGAAACAGACCCCGCCGTGTCCACAGTGTGGCCGGCCTTCGGGATATCCAAACGGTGGGCTATGCTTGCGCTGCTATAGGCGCCAGCAGAAAAACCTAATCTCGCAAGAGGAGGTGCTGACAATTGAGGAGGCCCGGTCAAGAGTCCCCTGAACTTCTTACCCTTTACTTAAAGGAGATAGGGAGAATCAAGCGGACATCGCCTTATGAAACAATAGAACTGGCCAAGAGAATAGAGCAAGGCGATCAGGATGCCAGGAGGCAACTCATTGAAGCAAATTTGCGGCTTGTTGTGGCGGTAGCCAGGCAATATCTGTATCTGGATCGGTTTCCGATTGAGGATTTAATCCAGTATGGTAATATTGGACTAATAAAAGCGGTTGAGCGGTTTGATTGGAGGATGGGATATCAATTCAGTACCTATGCCACATTGTGGATAAAACAGAGTATTGGGAGGGCGCTGCATGATGAGGGCTATGTTATTCGCCGGCCGGTCCATATAGGAGAAGCGCTTGCGAGAATTAGACGTGCTTCAAGCAGGTTAACGATAGAACTCGGGCGCGATCCCACCATTGAAGAGTTAGCCTTGGAAACGGGACTAGATAGAACGCGGGTTGAGAAACTTCTTGCATTTAGTTTTGAGTATGTCAGTTTGGATGTGCCTGTAGGTGAAGATGATAACAGCGCACTGGTCGATTTTATTCCTTCCGCCAGTGACGTTGAGGATAAGGTTTTGGGTGAGGATGAGGTTTTAAATGTAAAAGAACAAGTGGAAAAATTGTTGAGCCACTTGTCACAGCGGCAGGCAGAGGTCATCCGACTGCGCTTTGGACTTACTGGAAAGCCTCCTATGATATTAGAGGCGGTGGGTAAGGAGTTAGGAGTTACCAGGGAGTGTATTCGCCAGATTGAATTTAGAGCATTGGCTAAACTCCGAAAAGCAGTCATGAGGGAGGGTCTATTTGATACCTGGGTAAGACAAACTGAAATAGTAACCGCCGGTCCACAGCACCAACAACAGGATTCTTCTGGGAGTTCCACTCGGGTCCGCCCCTGGTTGTCCTTTACCATTCATCCTAAACAAACGGATCCCGGTGGTTTAGCTCACTCTTCCCATCAGTCAAGCACTAAGGACATGCCGGAGGCCGAGATACAGGAACAAAAACCAAAGGCACCGGAACGTGTGCTGGTGCCTGTTAAAAACCTATCACTTCCCCAAAAGATATGGCTTTGGGCTCGCTATCAGGTGGATGGTTACCGTTGGCAAAATAAGAAAATGGCCGAGGTAACGTTTGCTGCTAAAATACTTGGTGTAGATCTTTCCACTTGTAAGGAATGGGAAGATACCGACGAGTACTGGGCGGCTGTAGATTACTTTACCACACCTGCCCAAGAAAAGATTTCGGGCGAAATGAAATAGCCTATTTCTGCCCCAAATCATTTCCTATTGCGAAACATTATTACCAAAGGTAACACCGGGTCATAATTAATCCATGGGTTTGTTCCGGAATTCCTCATCCGGCCGCTTATTTGGGATATATTCCAGCACCTCACTTAAATTCTCACATTCAAGAGCCGAACACAGCCGATCCAGGGTGTCAAACAAGACCATCTTGGATCGGTCATAATACAGGTCGGTAACAGTGTTCCTGGAAAGGCCGCTCCTTTCTACGACATCCTTAATCTTCATGCGTTTTCTTCCCATAGTCTCGCTAAGCTTGTTAATTATCACGTTAATCACTCCCATTAATATTATAATCATCATGAGCGCCATTATCAACATCGGCGCATTTTTTATTTGACGCCGGGTTCACGTAGGTTTATAATATAGTCAGCATAGTTATCATAATGCCATATAAGATTAGTATGTTATGCTGCCTGGCCAATTGTTCAGTGGGCGGACGTCCTATGTCAATGTGAAAGACGAACAGGGGGTTAAAGTTTAAATATTCAGTAAATATAAGTGGGCTTAACTGAAAGATCAGTCCATTATCTAGAAACAA